GTCACGGTCAAATTCTGAATTTTAGCGGCGGTAACGGCAAGATCGCCAAGTTTGCCCTCGGTTACCGCTCCTGTCGCGATCTTGCCCTCCGTGATTGCCGTGGCCCCAACCTTGGTCTCCGTGACGGCCCCCGTTCCGATCTTATCCACGGTGACGGCGCCTGTCCCGAGTTTGGCCTCGACAACCGATCCCGATCCGAGGAGTTGTGCGATTATGGCGCTGTTCGCTATCTCATCCGAATTGATGCTCGCGCCTAACAGGAAGGCCGCGTGCTGCATCTTGCCCTGACCAATGACGAGCCGGTGAACGCCACCATCATTAATACAAACGAGACAATCCTCATCAGTTACAGTTGGTTTTGTGATAGAAGTTTGGAATGTCGTCGTGGACAAACTTTTGTCCCACCAGACATATTTGTGAGTGGTCTCAGGCGTGCTGCCATTAGTGATCGTATAATCATTGCCCTCATAAACGATATGACAGTCGGACCAGGCGATCTTGCCGGCGGTCGGGGAGTTATCCGTGAAGGTGAAGCCATCGAGGATGTGATGTTTCAGCGTAAGTTGGTGCGAACCGATCCTGCCGCTGCCGTCGAGCAGTTTGATCCGGTAATCTATATCCTCCAGCATTGCCCTCAACTCAGCGTTGATAAGGATGCGGACCAGCATTGCAATTGGGTTATACCGGAGGAGTTTTTTAACTTTCATTATCTTATCTCCTAATAAATTTGATGTGAGGTCAGATTCGTCTTTTTTGTCGCCACGGCGAAATCTTTGAGCTGATCCGAGCTTATCGCCCTGGGCGCCAATAGGTCGCGTATCCAGTTGCCACCAACATTCTGATTGAGGAGTATACCAACTTCCTGATCGGTGTCGGAGCTGACCATGATGGTTGATACCAATCGCGTCGTCTCAGTCGCAACCGACGTATATTCACTCGTATTCTGCAAGTCATTATTGCCGACCGAAAAGTAGATATATCTGATGACGCCGTCACCCAGGCCCGTAATTTGTCCCGCATTTATTGTCTGAGTCGAGCCATCGGAAAACTTGATAGTGCCGGCGGCCCAATGAACGGCATTGTGCTTATTTTCACTGGCGTTATCGCCGGGCAGAAAATGGAGATCATGCATAAAAGGCTGCATAGCCTTAAGCATCGTCGAGGGTCCGATACTCTCATCAATTAGAAGCTGGCCGGGCACCAGCTTGCCCCCCCAAAATGGCTGTGCCACACCATCTTCGTTGTGGCAGATAAGATACTTGTCTTCGCCAACTGCGTCCAATTTCACGTCGCTTTTCTGAAAAACATTCGGCTGAGATTTGTCCCAGTAAATGTACTCCTTATTGGTGCTGTCTGCCGTGATTTCATAACCGAGCCCGTTATACGTCAGCACGATAGGTGTTAGATCGTCATCGGCGGTCCAGGAGATATATCCAGCGCTGGGAACATTGTCAGTCCACTTCAGATTTGTCGTTATCACGGTGTCCGCGACCAGGATGTCCAAGGCTGATGACGGTACGTATTTCTTGATTTGATTCATCCGCATCTCGCGGGCGAGAGGCCTCTCAGTCCGCGGCGCAATGGCGTTCATATCGGGCACGATCGGATCCGCTGCATCGGCCGCCCACAGGGCTTCGTTATATTCTATGAACTCCAGGACAAATTGGTGTTCCTCGCTTTGCTGACGCTTATTAATGATGAAATCTTTGAGCACGTAATTCTGCAATCCGACCGCCCAGAGATCGTCCACTTCCGGTTTGGTACCGGTGAAGTGGCCGTCTATCGTCACCTGAGAGCCATTGACGGATTTGATGACTTTTATGACGGGCGCATCAGCATCGTGAAGACGAATCGCAATTTCATAAGTCAGTCCCGATGTGAGGCAATCGCCGATCTCGCAATCGAGGATAACAGTATCATCGGTGACGCCGGCCGCGTAAGAAATCAAACGACCGCCGCCCCGGCATCCCATCTCCTTCAGGACATTCCAGTTGGGGACATCGTGCTGCACACCAACGCGGTCGCCAACATGATAACCTATGCAATCAATGTCCCCCTGGGCTTTAATACTCCGGTGGAGCAGCTCATTATGAGCCAATTGAAACTTGCCATAGCGCCAGACCTCGGATTGTTTGCTTAGCCCCAGCGGTGTCAGTGAGACCTTGCTTTTATATGTGGTCAGCGTCGAGCTGTAGATGGGCAATGTATCCCGCTTGAAGTCCTTGTCGCCGTCATTATAGGTGACCTCCAGCTCGCTCGCCCGATCGGTCTTGCCGATGAAGGTTTCCTCAAACGACCCTTCCAGGATATTACCTACCGATAGAACCCCGACCCGGTCCTTGGACTTGGTTATGGCGAGATTTATTTTGAGGCCCCTCCAGAAGGGGATGCAGCGGGCCATTTCACAAACGCTTAATACCGCATCCCAGAGTGACTGAATGGTATCGAAGACACCATTGAATGTGATTCGGGGCTCCGTGCCTTCGCCGCCCTTGCCATCAGGGCAAGGCGTATCGCAATGCTGCGCCAGCTCATACCAGTCCGCATCCACGATCCTTTCCCAGTCCATGCCTTCGTATTCTTCTACCGCGTACGGCGGATCCGGCGTTATTGTATGATAAAATTTGAATTCGTAGATGTGAATGTTAGTTGAAACTGGTGTCCTATTCTCGACACGAATCCTTGCAGCAGATACAGTCTGTGCCGGCTCAATAATTACTTCAGTCCAGTACAATTCATGATATTGGGTACTATCGAAGACATTGTGCCAGACACCCCCATAATACACATCAACTTGACATTTAGAATATTGCCCTCCGGAAGCCGTTAATTCCGCCATAAAGGCGACTTTGGAACAATCGGTCATTGGAGAATCCAGATAAAGTTCCAACCATGCGGAATATTGGTCTTTGACTACGTTATCATAAGCTCCGGTCGTAATATCTTCGTCGTAAGCCTTTGGTTCATCGAACCACTGGCTGGAAGGGTCTATGAATGTTGTCGGGTATAACCACTGCTCATCATCACCTCCGGAAATGATCGGCTGAGTCAGAACATCATAATTGACCCAGGCCGGGTTGTTCGAATAATCGAGCACCCAATCAGTGCCGTTATAAGTATCAACGATCTGACCTTCAGCCGCCGCGGAAATGTCGAACGAGCCGGGCAGCTCCTCGGTGCGAAGGGCTGCCACTCCCACGAGGACCATTCCCGGATAGGTGAAACCATTATTAAGAACTTCATTCACGAATTCAAAGCACACGTCATTTGCCATTCTCGTCGAGTTCGAATCCCCTGAAATCTTGGTAATTTTGATATCATAACGGCTGCCCCGCTCGACTGTCATGGCATCACTCAGTTTAAATATCCGCCAGAAAGGCTCAGTCGCTATGAAGGAATTCCCAGGTCCGATGTTCCAGATATTGTCGTTAAAAAGGGTCGTATAATTCGGATCGGTACTTTTTTTGACCTGAATCTGCATCAAAACACCATTGGGATCCTGACCACCTGATTTATGAAAGTACCAGACATTAAGGCCCAGAATAATTTCAACATCATCGAATTCATTGCCGACTGTTTGATACGTGAAGGCACCATCCGCATTCTTGATGACGCGGTTCGGCTTATAGCATCGCCGGGTCTTATCAAAGAAACTGATGTATGTCTGGTCAAGCAATCCTCGCCGCGTCTCAACGGTTACACCCGTGAAGTTGGTATAAGCCTGGTCCTGAAGGCGAATGTCGGAGACACTCTTAACGGGCCCTTCACAAAAGGCTGTGAGGGCATAAATCATAAGATGCTTATAATCAGTGCTCGGCAGAACGTGAGTGGCTACGACATTGCCGTGCAGACGCACCTTTCCGTAGGCCCTGGCAATGGGCAGACCTTGCTGTTGTGTCGTCTTAGGGTCCCAACTATAGGCTTGACTTGGGCTGGGGCCCTCGCCGGCAAGTTTCGGCATCAGTGATTGCTGAAGTAGATAACTGCCAACCAAAAGTGCCGCCGTTGCAACGGGATAAATCGTCCACGGACCGATCGTAAAAGAGGCCCAGGTCATGACTGCAATGATTGCTTCAGGGATACCAAAACCGAAATCAGGAACGAAAAAAAGCTCGTCATGACTTTGAAGCAAAGTCGCCGACCATTTCTCCGGTGGCACTATCTTGCCATTGAGCGTGACGGCATATCCACCATTCGGCGGCAGCACTTGTGCGGCCACCTCGGCCAGGCTACACCCTCCGCATGGCAGGTCGAATGATTTACGTTCCTGCAGGCCCGCTATCGTTATTTTTACATCTAAAGAATCCATGCACTCTCTCAGACCAAGGCCAATCATCGAGCCGGTCGATTCGTACTATCCGCGTGGAACTCTCCGCATGTATGAATCTCCGTCCATCATTGAGCACTGTTCCCACATGCCAACCTATATGCTGCCCATAAAATACGACTACACAATAGGGTTCGGCCTTATCGAGGGGATCGGTCCACTGACTGGCGATTTTTTCGACCATGGCGGCCCGCATCTGCATCGATTCCGGAGTCGGACTATCCGGCAACTCTATTCCTCTGAATCGCTGGACTTCGCGGATCAGGCCATAGCAATCATATCCCGCCGAACCTCGTCCACCCAAAAGGAAGGGCCTGCCTACCAAGTCAATGATCAGGTTATGCAATCCTAACGGTTCCACTTTCCAATCCAGGAAAAGCACCGAAATGCGGTGAATTTGTCCGTTGGCGGCAATCAACCAATCGGCGCCCGCAAACCGAATATCCGGCAGTTCCACCATTCGTATAAGTGCCGGCGTAATTACTGCTGTTCGTCCCGTTCAGGGTGAAATTGTTCGCATCTATCTTAGTGATGATATATGTGCCATCCAGAGAAGGCGTTATACCCGCGATTCCCGCCAGGCGGATTCCGTCACCCGTGCTGAAAGTGTGCGCCGTCACCTGTATAGATACCGGATCGGTGCCAGATAATGTCACGCTCACAACCGTTTTCCGCTGGTATTGACAGCGGGCATTCTCAAACCTGTGCCGGCAGAGATCGGCAAAATATCGGTGCAAGGGATATCTTTGGCGAAGCAGTGACATTCCTCCCACGTCAAAAATGACATCCATCGCCGTGATGCGCGAGGCAAGAACCTCAAACATGGTCTGAAGCTCAGCATAGTCCTCACCGAGATTGTCCGCGTGAATGATCGTAAAAAGGATGGTGGAATCAACGAGGCCTTCGGTTTCCTCCAGGAATTCCTGAAGGAATTGCGTGACATTGCTGACCGTTAGTGTCGTCTTTGGCAATTCACCTTCGCTATTTTCCTGGATGAGGCTGCAGCTGAAATTGAAACTCTCATAAAGGGCAGGCACCTTCTCAGTGCCGTTGCCGGTATTGTAAAGCAGTTTTATCTCATCTAAGGTAAGCAAACGGTTGTACAAACGAATATCATCTAAATAACCTGTATACTTAGTTGATACCCAATCATCGAATATTCCTATAGCGAAATCTTGGAGATTACTTACCGAACCTGAGCTTAAAGAAATAGAAAATCCTGTGTATGCTACATTATCTATGTATGGTGTAACATTTCCGTCTCTATCAAAGTTAAGAACTATGTGATGCCAGCTACCATCTCGTAAATTTCCGGTGTAGGAAATAAAATTACCATAAGAAGAAACTTCTGCATCATCTCCTACGAAACAACCAGGACAATTTTTACCAGCCATTATGTAAATTTCCCAACCCTGACCACTAATCCCTTTATTCAAAAATCGCATTTCTCCAGCAGTAGTTGTTTTCATCCAAAAAGATGCAGCAAAATCACCCGTGCCAAAATTCAACAGCGCATTGTCGGCAACCCTGCCATAATCGACGGCACCATCAAATTCCAACGCAGTGTTGATTTTACCGGCAACTGTCATCGTGTTCGTATTTACCTGGGATGTCCCATTGAGGTTATTGCCGGAACTATCCGCTATCACGTGGTCTGCTGCATTATCATTCATCTTCCAATGCGCCACACAGCCGGTATCCCAGTACTTCTCGCTGAGCCAGTACAAATCTTCATAGTTGCGGACGAACCTTTTGACGCGATCCTCAGCATCGTTGAATTGCACCTCGACCAAGTTTAGCCAGGGGAACTTCGTATCGAGTACGTTCTTTTGAGCGATTATTTTCGCTGGCAACGTCATGGAGCCTCCCGGATAATCGCTAAATCAAAGGTTACCTGCCACAAATCACCGGCGCTTTGAGGGTGGACTGCATAATTAATTGGTGATAACAGTTTGGCAATATAGAGCTTTTGCTTCTTCGGATGAAACCACGTAAAGGCTGCACCACCGTAACCAATCACATCACATTCCCAGGATTCCAGCAGGTCCTTGTCGGCCTCCGGAAGGACAGGATAACTAATGTGGAATTTTTTAGGTACGGCAGTGCTTCGCGTTCTTGTAAGATATGCCCCCGAATCAAAGTCGGCCCGATGTACAGGGTCCACAGTCATATCCTGGGAGAACTGCCGCATCGAGAAGCTTTTTGTTAATTGTGGAAAACTCTCCATCTTATTCCGCTCTCACCTGAGCCCATAAGTTCTGCCGTGTCTGTAGTAATCGTCCACAACTATGTCTATGATCATCTGTCGCCCATCGATTCTTGCCTGGCCTTCAGCCGGTAGCGGTGCGCCACTCTTGCTGACAATATTGACCGTAACATCCTGCCCGGCCCCCCTGGGCGTCACCATTTCGCCCCGCTGTAAGATCGCCGGAAATTCATCAGGCATCAGACCACCGTGAAGTCGCGGGGCCTCTTCGAACGCCCATGCCGGCAGCATCCGCATTGGGAATGATGTCTCACCTATAATGCCACCCGCATGAGCGACTTTGGCTCCCATCATCCCGGCTGCGATGTTTGTCCCTACATTGACCAGGACCGAACGCATGACGACAAGGGCTAAACTTCGAAAGGCGTCCTTGACGGTACTAATTCGCATAATCACATCTGCAAAGGCCTCACCGAAACCTCTTTTGAACGTGATGGCCGCCTCGAGTCCTATTTCTCCGATAGTTTTTATTTCCGTCGCCTCGTCTGTGAGCCATTTCATGCGGCGGGCTGTTTCTTCAATAACTGCCTGAGCCGTTTGATATCGCTTTTCCTCTGCTTCAGTTGCGGCAACCACCAAATCATTCATATATTGTTGCTGAGCGGAAGCCTCTTCCAATGTTCTTGAATAATCCATCGCATGTTCGACAAGAAAATCCCATTCCTGATCTAAGTCATCCATTTGATCGGCTCCGCGAAACCATTGGTCAAATTCGGCATTGTAATCTTCTTGTGTTTGGCGGAGTGCTTCCGTTTGTTGAAGGAACATATCCATTGAATGGATGTCCGGGACTTTGGTCAGACCGTATGTTCCGTAGGAGTATTTCCATGTTTCTAACCCTCCTGCTGCAGGTATCTGACTGCCCATGGGACCGCCGATAGGTCCCTTCTCGGCGATCTTATCATAGAGCCAACTGTAGGCCTCCCAAATTGCCTGAAGGCCTTCAATTTGAGACGTGATAAATTTCTGCAATTCAGATTGATTTTCCCGAATATGCTGACTGATGGCTTGACTTGCGGCTGTAATGGCTGGCAGGAGAGCGGTTCCGAAAGCCTCTTGAAGTTCATTTACTTGATTGCGCATTTGCTGCAATGCGCCTGTAGCCGTTTTGGTCTCCGCCTCGGCTAATTTGAAACTATTGACTCCTATTTTCAATAGTTCGTTGAACTTCTCCTGGGAACTAAGTGATTGGTCCATCACGATGCCATAGCGCGTCAGCATTTGCGTCTGGCCCTGCGATGCCCTCCCGACGAGCATCATGGCCGCTGATAAATCGATCCTGTATCTGGCCGCAAGACCGATGGCAGCCTTCGCAGATTCCTCCAGTCTATTGGTCGTGACGCCTAGATTCCTAGCATAAGCCATCTGGCTGAGAACTTGTTCATCGCTATAAACGGTGAGTTTCTGCATCGATTCTGAAAAAGGACCGAATTGACTCCGCACCTGACCAATGGCCGCATCCGTCCCGCCCAAAGCGGCAACGAGATCCATCTGGGCCTTTTCCTGCTCCATGGCGGCCCCAACAGCGGCCTCAAGGCCCCGTTTGAGACCATAAAGTCCTCCACCGATCCCTACCAGACCGAGTAATTGGCGTGAAAATCCAGAGAGGGATTGCCTGCATCTCGAGGTTCCTCGCTCAAACGAGGATGTCTCGGCCGTAAATCGAGCAACGAGATTACTGACCAGCGCCATCTTTACCCTTCCATACGCGGCCCAGTGCCGCTTTCAACTGCCGCCATCCTTTTCTCTTGCGCTCTCTGAGGACCATGAAATCTTCCGGCCTGAACGCCCTCTGTCCTTTGCCCCGCCAGATGTTCGCCAACAGCGAGCACAGAAGGCCGTTCCGGATATCGGCAGCCGGTTCGCCGAAGACCTCTATCGAATAGAAAGCCATCCACTCTGCGAATTCACGGCTGTCCATCCGTCCCAGAAGTTCTTTTGCCGTGCAACCCAGGGTGAGGGCTAATCGGAAGAGGAATCTTCGTCCTGGGTCTCGCCTGAGTTTTTTTCAAGTTCCCTTACGTCCGCCGCCGTCAGGCCGTTGAGTTTGGTTGCCTCGCGGAAGATGCGCATAGTCAGGATACTATTCTGCTTCAGAGTTGGTATGTCTGCCTCGGTAAAGAGCAATTTACCATCGGCATCACAGGCACAATATACGACCAAGCTAACCATGACATCTGCGCTTTCACGATTTCCGCTTGGTCCTTTCTTTGCATACTCCTCAAAGCCGAATCGTTCAGGAAGTGTCATCGTCCTGACGTAAATGCTGTCAGGCAATTTCGGGATATGCACCGGGACGATCTTCGCATCCCAAAGCTTCAGGATTTCATCCTTTGAAAGCATTAGTTGTCTCCTGATTATGCCGCTTTGGTAAAGGTCGGCTGTCCCGAAAATTCAATGCCAACTGTCTGGACGATCTTCTCGCGCAACGGGGCGGGCGTGCTCAACGTGTAAATAAATCCGTCACAAGATCTAGTGGCCCCATCGGGAAATGTCACGGTCCAGGTTTGCTTGACGAATTTATTCGTGTTAATCACGTCCGTGATGCCGCTGGCCCCGCCGTCATATTCGAGAGTAAAAGAAATGCGCCCGGCATCCAATAGACCAACATCTTTTTCTTTGTATTGGCCTGGCGAAGCCATGTTGGTGGCATCGATGATCTCTGCCTCCTCCATCATGGCCTCTGAGAAGTCTATTATTTTGCCAATGGCGCCCGCAATTGAACCGCTCAGCGTTGTTCCGAAGCCTTTCTTTGCCATTTATGTGCTCCTTTATGTTTCATAATGGATTCTGAATTCAAGTCTCCTGCCATAGGCGTCAAGTTGGTCATTCTCAGCGCTAAGATCAGGTACGTCTCCTTCTGCTGAAACCTCTATCATGCCGATTGGTCCCGTGGCCAGTCCGTCAAGACATTCGATGATTGCATCTGACAGCGCAACGGCTGCCTCATAAGTGGAGGCCCAGCCATTCACCTGGAAGAGACACTCGCCTACGTCGCTTCGACCCTCTATATTGTAATCGCCGGCCCCGCCTATCCTTTGGTATGTCACTGCCGGCAGCAGCCGTCCTTTGGGCACATAGTTCGGATAGATTCTATCACCCACGATTGCAACCAATGATTCATCACTGGAAAGTAATTCAAAAATGGTCTGCTCAATTGAATCCATTTCAACCTCTTGCCGCCGCTTCGAGTCCCTGACGCAGGACATCGGCGAATCTTGCGAAGGCCTTTTGGCGACTCGATTCCGCGGCCGTGCGCATAAACGGCATGGCTGCCTGTTCCTTGTTCCGCCCGTGACCGTATTCGATGGCGGCGGGAATGAACGTTCGCTTGCCATCCTTGGCCTCGTAAACGAGTCCCTTCTCCTCGTAGCCTGCGCGCTTGGCCGTGCCTTTGCGGAAAAGCACGTGCAAACTATAACTGCCTTTTTCCTGGCGTCTCTTCGGCGTCTTAATTGTAAATAAAGACGCCATTAAGGGGCCCATCGCTCCCCCAATTGCGTTGGCACTTGTCTTACAAGCCTCCATGACCAGTTGCTGTGCCGCCCGAACGGCCTTGCGGACCGTGCCTCTGGCGACCCTGGTGACCATCGCATCCAGCCTGGCCTGGAGTTGGCTGCCCCCCTCAAGCGTAAGATTCATCGTTATCACAAGACGACCTCGCTGCAAATCGTTTCCATTTCCTCATGTTTTTCATCCACATCCCGGATGGAATTTATCTGGAAGGTCCGCGATCCGTATTTGATCCGGCATCCCATTATGATCCGCAGATCGTATCGCAGTCTAACCTTGTGGCTGAGCGTGGCCTTGACCTGCTGGGCGACCAAGGCCTCTGTGCCGCGGAGAGGCTGAATGTCCGCCCAGACCGTTGCGCAGACGACCCAATGCTTTCCCTCGCCACCCAGTTTGTCCCTGGTTATCTGGGCCTGCTCGATGTCGACCTTGTGCCTCAGTTTTCCGGGTTCCATGTCAAACTCCCACTATTCTTGCCGGCCAGAGCAACCGCCAGGCACCATCGGGAATCCTGGTCAGGCCTGAATCACTGACATTGATGCGGTTCTCGTAGAAATGCCCAACTATCAGCAGGATCGCCTGCTTAACCTCGGTTGGGGCGTCATCCGCCGTTCCGTACCCGGCGGTATATATTACCGTCACCGCATTGGGAACGTCTCTGGTCGCCGGCCAACTTTCCTCATAGGCGGGAACTACTTTTCCTGGCTCGGCGTAAGTATCCACCTGATATTTGGCTGGGGCCAAAGTTTGAACCGCGCCATTCTCATCGACATACTGAATCGAACCCACGCCAATCAACGGAGGATAGGGCAGGACAATTGCCATGCTGTTCCCAATCCAGTGCCCATTTCCCTCACACGGGAATTGAGCAAGTTTGTGGGTTCTCTGCCTCTGGATATAGGTCCGCTGCTGGAAAAGCTCGGCCAGGTCCGTCGCGGCCTTGATAAGATCAAGAATGTAGGCATCATCATTATCGTGCGTCACTCGAAGGTGCTCTTTTGCCCGGGCGATTGTCACCGGCAAGTCCGTCGTGCCGGTTTTAGTATGCTCATCACGATACGTTTCGCCGCCGTAAACCCATTCAACCCAATACGTATATGTCAGATTAAAGGCAGGTTCGGCGAAGATATATTCATAAGTCCCCGTGCCGACCTTTACCATGTCCGTCCCATCGGCCACGATGATGGCCCCGGTGTCGTTGCGCTTGACGCCAAAGGTTGCCGTCGGGTCGCTCAACTTAACGCTCGTGACGTCGGCGAGAACGCCATCTATCGTAAATGTTTCACGCAAAGTTACTGACACGTTATGATCCTCTCAATATCACCGTGCTATCGTGCTGCACGTTCACAGGAGCGCCGGCCACGAGGGTGTTCACCTTTTGTCTCAAGTCGTGCAAATCGTCCTCGGTCGAGCTAAAGTCGCCGCCCCCGCCGTCTTTTATCAGGTCAAGGTCTTTATCAACTGACCCATCCGCGGGCGCCCCGGCAGACGGGGCCAATTTCATGGAGTCTCTGACCTGCTGCTGAGTCATGCCGGTCGAGGCCTGTAGGGCTTCAAGGGAGTCGGTAGTGCTGTCAAAGCTCTGTCCCGCATCTTTATTCATTATCTGATCGAGCAGAGAGCCGTCCGTCGGCTTCGCAGTCCCATAATTTATCTTTGCCAAATGGTCGAGGTCTATATCGGATAATGCCGCATCGGCCTCGGCATTGACATCTGCTTTAGCCTGGGCCGCAAGCGAGCCGACCGAACCTGCCACATTTCCCCCGACATTGCCGGTAACCGAGGCTACGGCACCACCCGCAAAGGTAGAACGGGAGGAAACAGTCGTATCGAGATTCGCAATTCTCGTGTCACCCAATACCGTCAAACCGGCACCATCTACACCCACCTGCGTTTGCAGGTCCTGGGTATCAACCTCGATCGCCGCCGTCTGGCCCTTGACCGCCGCAATGTCGGCACTCACCGATGCGCCGGCGGGCGCCCCGAGTCTGGCATAATTGTCACCGGTCTGCTTTGTATTGCCCGTGTAAGTATCAATCGTTCCTACCACCCAGTCCGCCAACTTCTTCCCGATACTTCCCATGGTGGTGAAGACGGAGGTAAGGGCATCCCAAATTGCTTGCACACCGGCGGTAGAAAGGGCGTACCCTGTCTTACTTGCCGCCGCTACTACCACTCCGTCCATTCCCGTATCGGCGAGAATACTGTCAACGTTTCCATCTACTACGGCAAGAGCGGCATCCAAAGTGGTCCCCGTATCGACCAGGATGGCCGCCGTATCCGTCTTTACCGCCGGCAAATCGGTGTCGTGGATATGATCGGCTTGCACGTGGGCTGCGGAGGCATCGCTGGCGGCTGCGGTTGCCTGGGTCTCCGCCCCTGCTGCGTGGGCGTGGACCAGGATAGCTTCTGCATAGGCATCCCCCGTCTGCTTTGTGTCTCCTTGAATTGATGCCGGCGTCGCGGCGTTAAGGCTTGTTTTCTGAAGGGCCCCAAAATCAATGTTGGCCTGTTCGACAACGGCGGCATCGAGGTAATCCGTCCCACCGATCAGTGAATCATAGACGTTTGCCGGCAGAACCATAAAATCATGCCACACGGCGAGTGCCCCGGCCACGTGGACAAGCAATTGCAATTTGCCGAGCGTTCCGCTGTCGGTAGTATTCAGGGGACATCCGTACATGCCTTTGGCATCGTGCGTGCAGCTCGTTGCATCATTTTTTGCCGCAAAGGCGCCGCCATTCTTCGATAGCACCACATCGGCCTGGGCAATATTCAGGCCAACCTCCTGCGCGTTCCCGTCTGTAGAGTCAAGGAAAGGTCCTATCTTGGCCGTGTATGCAGTCGATTGTTTGAGAAACAGCATCAGGCGACCCTCCTATTCCGGTAATATCGCATCGCAACGGGAATGCTCAGACCGCCGGGAGCAGCACCCTGTGTCGCCGCTGACCACAATTCAATCCGTTCCCTATCGAACATACAGAACGGCTGTCGATAGAACTGGGCGATTTCAGAAGCGGAGAGGGCACGGTTGAAAATCATTAGGTTGTCGAGCGACCCTTTGAGATAATAATAATCTGTAGTTCCCCATTCACATTTACCAATCCATGCGCCGTCTGTGTTTATGTTCATTGTTTTGGTAAATGTTGCGGAATTATCCAAAATACCATCTAAGTATGTTTTTGCTGATTTCGATACTGAATTATAAGTCACTGCTACCTGATGCCAACTACCGTAAGATACTACTTTTATTCCTGTGAGACTGTCTCGCGCACTTCCCTCAGCTATCTGGAAGAGCATAACGTCATTTCCAGTACCACCATTTACCGGAAAAAATCTATAACTTAAAGTGGCTTCAGTGCTACCTTTTTGATATATGACCTGAGGGTCAGCATTATTAGAAAGATTTACCCAACCAACTACTGTAAGAGAAGATGAGGAAAGCGAACTATTATTATAAGGTATCTCAATGTAATCGCCATTCCCATCAAAACTCAATGCTGGGCCGAATTTTCCAGCGACGATGTGGGTATCGCCAAAAAGCGTGCCATGATTTCTGTTGCCACTGACATCGAGAGTCTTGCCGAGCAGGGGCGGATTATCATTGAACAGCCAAGAGCCGACGAGACCTTTCGTCCCCCAGTGACCTTTAATCGGCAACCTGAATTTTGTCGGTTTCAATATCATGAAGCCACCGGAATTGTCGCTGTTCTATATCTGGTTGTGATAGTCACGTTGCTGCCAGCGGTCGTATTATTCCAATCGTGCATGACCTTAAACGTCCCATACTGCTGCGGGTCAACGGAGAATCGTTCACGCCTCACGTTATTCTGCGTAAATACCATCTCAAAACCGGCCACTATATCGGCCTGGACCTGGTAAGTAGCATTGCACTCACCAAGTATCGCTATCTCAAGGCCGCCGGTCAGCTTGGCATGGTCGGAATACGTTGCCTCTATCGAGACTTCGCAGGCCGCCTTACCATCGAGGTCAATGGCATCGCTTATTTCCAGAATGACACCGGCAGTGGTCAGGACAACTGCCTCTACCCCGCACTGCGTCCACGCACCCCACTTATAACCAGTATTCATTATTTCTAAACCTCCCGGGCCTCAAGATTGATTTTCGCCTGTGCCTCAAGGTTACCTATATATGCCCCAATCTCTGATTGCTTTAGTTGGTAAGCCAGATGGTGTGCCCAGATATTATTTAGGACATCGGCCTTTTCTGTCGCATTAGCAAGTGTGCATGTAAGGACAGAAATCGTTTCCGTTTTGATATTTGCCGGGTCTGTATTGTCCATTCTCACGGCCATAACACTTGCTTCTTTTCTGGCAATGTCCAACGGTGTTATCTTGACATCCCAAGTAATCGCCATATCAATTCTCCAGTCTGACCCAATTTTGCTGCCGCCATTTTAGGCCTTCCGTCTGCCTCGGCTCTTTGGTGATACCTTATGCATCATTGTTGTTTCGTCCGCTGGTGCGATCATTGTGCTTTCAGGTATTGTCAATCGGGGCTTGTGATCGACTTTTTCGGGTGGTTCAGCCATGATGGCGAAGCCGCCTTTGATGAGGTCCTTCGCCTCTTCATCGGGCACATCGTATTCCTTGCCGGGTTCGCGCATGCCTTTGGCATCCTGAGATAGCGTCTTCATAATCAATCTCATCTTTAATCTCCTATCCGATGGTTACGTGGAATTTTCCTTTCTTGGAATTGCCACCCGCCGCAATCACAATCTTGACCCGTTCGTCGGCCGCCACAATCTTATCCTCAACCGGCTCGCCAGTAGCGGCATACAGAGATGCGGCTCCCACACCGTCATGGGTTGGCTGGCGCGGGGCGCGGATGGCCGATGCGTTCACATCCGATTGGGTCCAGAGTCCCTGGCCAGTTATCTCTAGTGTGATGGCAAAATCTACACCATCGTCAAAGGGCGTGATCCCATCCTTGACATACTGGATGCTTAATATGCGGCCATTGACGACTTTGGTGTAAAAAGTCGCCGAACCATCAGCAGCGGTGGTAATTTCCACCGTTTCGCGCACGATATACATGGCATTCTCCTTTCAGGGCATTTCATCCCGGCCTTATGCCACTATGATGCCGACGTTGCGAAGAGCGACGAGAATGGCATTGATCTTGGCCGCGAGGGATGCAATATCATCCTTCACACTCGTTGTCGCATCATCGACCGTGTTGCCCGGCGTCCCGCCGGTGCTATCCGTCAAGGTGACGATAGCGGCCGTTTGGACTGGCGTTCCACCAGCCGCTGCCTGCCCTTTGATGACCCCGCCGTCCCCAGCCCGTATGACAAGCGTGTCGCCGCCCTGTTCTTTGTAAACTTTCGGTTCGTAACTCATCTTTTTCTCCTATTGGTTACCCCTGTGGGCGGCATGATCACCGCCCACAGAGTAGCTTCTTAGAGCATAGGTTTGCCTACTATTTGGTGCCTTCGGCCGGGCTGACCTGTAGTTCATACGAATCAGCGCCCATGTTTGTGACCGGCACTTTGCGTCCGCGATACTGAAGATAGATGACCGATTCGGCCTGCGCATGGGATGCATCTTTTGTGATCACGCCTCGGACATACCGCTTCTGAGGCCGATAAAGGTCGCTGACGACAACCTTGTCACTATCGCCGGCAACAATCGCAATGGCCGTACCTGCCAGGTCGGTTGTCGGAGGATCGGTGGCGCCTTGTTCCCAGTGAAAATCGCCGACAGCGCTGCTGGCTATCGTTGCATTTATTACGATGGCCAGCACGCCGTCCCAACCCGCCATGTCGAGTGTAGCACCGTCGCGTGCGGCCGTGCCGCTGGCATAGGCCAGACATTTGGTCAACTTGATATGTTTGCTCAGATTCATCTCATTCTTCCTTTCGGTTTTATCTTAGTTTTTATATCCGCTTGCCAAACCGTCGACTTTTAGGCAAGTGTCACTTCTTAGGCAAGCTTCACTCTCGCAAAGGCATTCGCATCCACCGGCGAACCATCGGTCTCCTTCCGGCTCAGGTACGCGATTTGATTGGTCAGCGCATAGAGCTCGATCAGGACCTGGATGCTCATTTCGAGGGAATCTGCAATCCAATAGTTGCTGAAATCCCCGATGAGACCGACGTATTTGGTGCCGGTGAAGGTATTCGGTGCATATTCCGATTCCCTTACGGGCACGTTCAGGATGGTGTCGGGCTGTGCCGCTGCAACGGAAGCCTGCCAAATATAGCGGCCTTCACCGTCCTTCAGTTTGCGGATCATTTTCACGGCATCGCGGTGGAATATCCAGTTCAGACTGCGCCGGTACTGGGCCTTGAGGGAATAAAGAGCCTCAATCAACCCATCGAACCTAATCTCGGTGGTTGTGTTCCCGCTCGAGACATCGCGGGTGGTCGGGATGCCATCGGCGCTTGCCGTAAAAATACCCAGAGGCGAGTTTTGGCCGCTGCCGTTGAGGAAGTTGTTCTCCTCGGCCACACCGAATTTATAGGCCAGCCTTTCGCGGACCAGCCCATCGATCGGCACGGCGCTATTGCGGATAAGCGTCTTAGAGATCAATATCCGCTTAGCCAGCGGCTGAGGCTTGAATTCGCGCTTGCCGAAGGCCATTGCAGTGTCCGCGTCCCCCGTGCCCAGCTCCGGCGTCCAAACCGGGTCCGAAACGTCCGTATCAAGGGTCGGAATGCCCAGACTGTCGGCCCGAACCAGCGGCGGCAGTACCCGGCATATCTGGCGCATGAATACGAGATTATCGAGCCCCTTGATCAGTTCCGCCGAGAACGCCTGCGGCACAAGAAAACCGCCGGCGACGTCGCTATCCTGCTGCAGGTCGCGGGTTTCACCGCTGCGCAAGAACCGCCGGAACGCCTGTTCGTATTTTTCGGACGCCTGCTCGCCCGCAAGCACAACGACGCGCCGGTCGCCGCAGACATTAGTTCGCAACTCTATTGTCCGCGATTTGGCCCCGCCTGCTGCACCGCCCATCTGGAGATCTGCCTGGCGTCCCGCGGAAGCCGCAAGCTCCAATTCAACGATTTGCTGCGTCTCCCTTCGGCTAATATCCTTGCCGAGCTGCTCGATCTCGGCATCGAGCTTGTCCCACTGCTGCACTTCCTCGGCGGACAAAGCCCGGGTCTCCTCATCCGCCTTGTCGAGAATGGCCCTCGCCTGCTCGACGAGACCTGCCCTTTTTTCTCGTTGTTCTTTTATCTTGTCCATTACTTTGTACTCCTTTCATTTTTGGGACAACGAAAAACGGCAGATAAGTGGATAGGCACCTATCTGCCGTTTCCGTCATTTCACTGGCAGTAGCCCGTCGGCCGCCAGCAAGTCCGCGATTTTAATTACTGAATCTTTAGTTTCAGTCTCCTTCGTTTTATGTCCACTTTCAGGTCTTTTTCCTTTTTTCTGACCCCATTCAAGCTGCGCAGCGCAACGTCAGTCTGGGGATATGCCGGGAACGTCACGACCGATATGTCTATCAGTTCACATTCCTTAATCGTCCGCAAGGCCTTCTCGGCGGGACCTTTCGGCGTCCTCCACTCGTCAACCCGCGTAATAAATCCGAAAGAACATCCTTTCAGGTCTCCACGCTTCACCAATGCCGCTATATCGCGGGCGGTCTGTGTCTCAGGCAAGTCGACTGTATATTCCAGTCCCACATCGTCCTCTTTGACCTGAAGACTCTGGATGCTGCGCCGTCCCAAAAGGTGATTGGGATCGTGATTGAAGAGCGCAACCACATCATCTCCCCTTTCGAGACTTTTTTGGAAGGCGCCCGGCGCGATCATCTCCTCAAACCAACCGAGATCGGTAATCTTATCGAATACCGCCGCGTGACCCATGAGGACTTTTGCCTTTCCTTCTGGCTCCTGCAATCGTATTTCCGTAAGGGCAAAAAATCGCCGCTCGATTTCACCCTCTGCTGCCTTGTCCTCGCTTGCCGGTTCGAAGTCGATATATTTGATGTCGTGGTCCTTGAGCCATTTCTTTGCCTCAGCAACGGTGAATTTGTCTTTCGGGAACCGATATGCTTGGGCCTCGGTCGGACCATCGGGATCGGATTTCAACGGACCGCCGATAACCCTGATGCCGTTTTCCAATTCCTTCAGTTGCACTATCCGCACGAAATCGTCCGGGTCACGGATTCTCGCAGAATGAAAATTAGGCATCGGCCTTTTCTCTACCATTATTCCGGAATTAGACATTGGCATTTGAAAGTCTCCTTTCGTTGGCATACTCAATCAGATCACTGAAGACGTCGCGCACCATCTGTCTATTTAATACTTGTCCTTTTATTTTTCGGTTGAGGCCAAGCCTCAGATGGTGGAATCCAATTTCCATCATGCTTCAAATATCCCTCCATGATCACCAGAAATATGCCCAATGTAAGCCAACCGAATACCATTCCACCTAAAACCTGGTCCAAATTCAAATTAAGCATTGGCATTTGAAAGTCTCCTTTCGTTGGCATACTCAATCAGATCCGCGAATATCTCGCGCACCAATTCTTTTATTTTCGCCCTTTCACCATTCGGCGCAATCGGCGCGGCAAGCGAACCATCTGCACCGATAGTCGTCATATTCAGAGGCACAAGAAGTGTGTCACCCCCTTTAACGGGATTCATGTTATCAAAGCGCCGTATCTCATTTACGGTCAGCCAGCCACCCTGGCGGCCAGTGTTATACGCCTGGTATCGCTTTAGGGTATCAGCTCGAAGCAACGCATCGGGTTTGAACTCGAAAAAGAGATCCGGTTTAGATCGCCCTATCAGTTTGTAATTGCACTCGTGCTCCCAGCACTTGAACCATTTGAGCATGGTCCAGGTAATGAATTCAAGGGCTTGTTGTTCAATATTTGAGAAAGTTGCCCGATCAAGCTCCTTGAGCATGTGCGGGGGAAGGTCCAGCCATCGGGCCACATCCGTGACCGAGAACTTGCGCGTCTGGAGTAATTGGGCATCTTCCGGAGAAATCCCTATCTGATGCCATTTCATGCCCTCTTCGAAAATTGCTATGCGGTGTTTCTTGTCCAAGCCCTGGTGCCCCTCATTCCAGCTTTGTTCGAGATTTTTCCGGGCCTTCTCATCGAGCGATGCTTCCGGCGGCAGTTCTATAACGCCCGTCGGACTTGCATCATTCTTGAAGAACACCGCCCCGTGCTTTTCGGCGGCCATTGCCAGACCGAGACTGTTTGCCGCATAAGTGATGACCGAATAACCCTTGAGGCCATCGGAACCCAAACCCTTGATATGAAGCACGTTCTCGGCAGCCAGATATGCCTGCCTGCCATCTGCCAGGTCGACCTCGTAGACAATTGACCGGCCATCCAAAACTTTCGGCCTGCACCTATTCGGCAAAATGGGCCAGAGGGCGATTGCCTTGCCCGCATTGTTCCACTCGATTTCGGCATAGCCATTGCCCCACAATAGTACGTGTGCCATCAAGGTCTGGCGAAAGGTTTGCGCATCCATTAATTCGTTCGGCCTATCGTGCATCAGGTAATAAAGGTCGTTGTTTCGCGCCTCCTCGCGCCCTTGTGATGTCTCTTGATAGAGTTTGAGCGGCAGAAATCCGATTGCTCCGGCGATAATGTTCACACCATTCCACAAGGCCGAAATGGTAAGGGCAAGGTCCTCATCTATCTCAATGCCCGACCACGAATCGAAGCCGCGCCCGAAGAGTTTTTTGACCCAGTATTGCGGAGTCTGGGGATTCCCGCCCGCGATTAGGATGCTCCGCTTTGCGGCCTTCTGCAAAAGTCCCTGTTTGCGGCGAGTTTTAGTTCCGACCGATTTTTTGCTCTTTGTTTTCACGTCCGATACTTATCCCGGCAATTCCATGTATTGAATTCCACGTTTGTTATAAACGGATTCCTTCGGTTTAGGAGTTACAATTGCCCTTCCCAGCGCCATGATGATGGCCACAATACCGTCAATCCTGCCCGTCGATCTGTCCTTATTCGGTTTGATATTCGCAGCAGCATCAGTCTCCAAAGTAACATTGCTCGCCATCCATCTCAGGACGGGATTGCCACCATGGGCAAGGCAACCTTTGAGGATAAGGTTTATAAATTCCTTCGTCGGCTGGCTCAAGGAAAAATATCCCTGGCCGAAGGAGACGAACATCTTCTGTGGAATACCTTCCTCGATAAACTGCTGGCGGACGGCGTCGAAATTATATCGGTCGAAGGCGATCTCCCTTATCTTGAAACGTTCCCAGTCCCTATGAAAGTCCTCCCGCAGATACTTGTATTCTATCACCGGACCCGGCGTCAATTTGATGTAACCCTGCCTGGCCCAAACCGAGTAAGGGACCTTGTCCACTCGCTCCCTTCTCTCAATATTGTCCCCGGGCACATAAATGTGGCAGAGGATCCGCCAAAGGTTGGATGATGTGTCGGGTGGGAAGAGCAGCGCGCTGGCGGTCAAGTCTCTCGTGCTCGAGAGATCCATGCCACAGAAGCAGGATTTTCCGACCAGCTCATTTTCATCGACTGGATACGCACATTTGTCCCACAGTTCCAACGGTATCCCTTTGGTCTCCGTCTTGGTGCGGATGTTCAGGTTTAGGCGCTTGAATATGTTCTCATAGGTCGGAATAGCCTGCGCCTTTTTGAACTCCTCTTCGAAACTTCTCTCCGAAAAGCTTATACCGAAATTCGGATTCGCCTTGCGCCACGTTGAACGTTTGGTCCAGTCGTCTCCGGGTTTGGCCTCGTAAATTGCCGGCAGAAAACCCGCATCTGGAATGACGCCATCCCTGACCTTGCAGGCGTAGCTATATTTTTCGTTGCAGACCGACTCCCTGTCCCAGTCGCTGGTCGTTATGTAAATCGTCAACGGTTGTGCCCTTGCAATCGTCGATCCCTCCAGAACGTCTATCAATTCCCGATCCTGTATGGCATGAAGCTCATCATTGATATGGACGTGAGTATTGTAACCGTGCTTACTGTAGGCCTCGGAGCTGATCGGTTTGTAGAACGAGCCGGTCTCGATGCCGGTGGTCTCATCGATTGCGACTATCGAATTGCGGTAGACTCGCAATCGCTGGCTCAGCTCCACGGACGCGTGAACCATCAGCTCGGCATAACTGAATATGAGTTTGGCCTGTTCTCTCTCATTGGCGGAGCTGTATATTTCCGCGCCCGGCTCATCATCGCAGGTCAGGACGTAGAGGATTATTCCGGCAGCCAGGGGCGTCTTGCCATTCTTCTTTGGAACAAAAACGAAAGCCACGCGAAAGCGTCTCAGCCCGTCGCTGCGTTTCCAACCGAAGAGGTTGGCTATGATGGACTGTTCCCAGGGTTCGAGCCGGAAAGGCTCGTGGTTTTTCGCCTTGGGACCTTTGACGTGCATGAGACACATAGAAAAGAAATCAAGTGCCCTCTGCGCCTGCCTGCAGTCAAACCAGCAATCATCGGCGAGCGCGAACGGATCATAGCCGGGCAGCAACTTCAGAAGTTTGCGCCATGCCGCCGAAATATTCCCATGCCTCTTCGACACGGCGACAGGAACTCTTTCGATTGTGGTCTGCACGTTAATCCACTCCTGCCGTTATAGTCTAATCCACGGCATCCATCTTGATCTCATAGTCAAGTGAGCTTGACCCTGTGCCATCATGTTCTAATTTTAGATTTTTGTTTGTGCTTATATCGATGCCGGCGGCCTTCGGCGCGGTAACAATGAGTTTGCCTCCTGGAGGCAATGTCAGAATGCCGGTTGCATTCAACAAAGTCATCGGAAGGGTGGCGGCTGCACCTATCTTCAATCCTGCATCATCTGACTTATTAAAGATGAAAAGCGACTTTAATTTGGCCGGTGTAATCGGAGTTCCCAAGGGGTCCGTCTGAACACTCAGATCAAGTGTTTCAGTCCCCGCATCGGCCAAGGGCCGTTTGTCATGAAAGACACAGTTGGCTTGATTGTCTCCAATACCATCCGTAAAGTTCTGACTGCGGTCCAAACTCTGTGAATCCTTTGGCGTGGAAAGGTCCAACACTTTAGTCAGTGTCCAATTTAGGCACATGTGAATGTTCGAAACGAGTGACATAGTTATCTCCTTTCAATTTTATGCTCCCCATTTCTTAAAAAACTGCACTTTCTTTTGTCCGGTCTCCTCCTGCGGTTTCACCATAGACGTGCGCGCGCTCGGTGACATGCCGAGTTCGGCCGCCGCCCGCAGCAGGAGTTGGAACGCCTTATGCCTTATGGCGACGGCGGGATTCTGAATTAGGTTGCCGCCGCCGGTCTTAAGCAGCAACTGTGTCTTCTTGCCAACTGACGTCACAATATAATTGGTCGCGATCCTGTACTCCTCCCACATCTCGCAATAGACCGTAAGCACACCCCGATCGAGCTGGGTCAGCACTCCCAATTTGCCGAGGGCCGATGTCACGCGCTGCCATTCCGTCTTCGCTTCTTGGGATAACCACACGGGAGGGACTGGGACCGAAGACTCAATCTTCAGGCCCGCGCCTTTATCCTTGCGCCGATAGAGATGATTGCTGCCATGCAACCTGATTATCGCCAACGGCTTCTTCTTCGGCCCACCCTTTGTCACTGCTTCACCTCGGCAAAAAAGAAAGCGGCAGGTAAGCAATGCACCTATCTGCCGCCACTTTTTTTTTCTTTTACCACCAGCTCGTCAGCCGGCCGCTTTTCCCAGCCACACACCGTGGCTGAATGTCACCACCCCCCTATCTAGTTGCGCGAAAATATGTGCGCGCG